GCCATTATGATTGATGAAGAATTTATAGATATTGATACTGAATTAGAAGACTTTTATGCTGGTCGTGACACTTACTTAGAGGACGATTCTTTAGACGAGGACGACTCTTAAGAGGGAATAATTATTATGTTAAAAGTTTCCAGAGGAGATATTGAAGTAGAGGAAGTAGAACCTTTTCCGGTGGAGGATAGGTTTATAAAACTTCCAATTCTAAGCTACACTAGTCTTCTAGGAATAGAGCCTATTAAGCCTCAAAAAGCTTTAATAAATGCACTCAACAATCCTAATTATAGATTTGTAACATCCTGTCTTAGTAGACGTGTAGGTAAAACTTATATATCAAATATTATAGGCCAACTAATTAGTCTAGTTCCGGGGTCATCTATTCTTATTATTTCCCCAAACTACGGCCTATCTCAAATCTCTTGGGAGCTTCAACTTCAGCTATTGAAACGGTTTGAAATCGAACTAGAAAGGAGCAATGCTAAAGATAAGGTAATTGAGCTAAAAAATGGTTCATCTATTCGTATCGGTTCTGTAGCTCAAGCGGATTCAGTAGTAGGCAGGTCATATGATCTAATCATATTTGACGAGGCAGCACTAAACGAGAAAGGCGATGATGTATTTAACGTACAGCTCCGCCCAACTCTAGACAAGCCAAATAGTAAAGTAGTCTTCATTTCAACCCCTCGTGGTAAAAACTGGTTCTATAAGTACTTTAGACGAGGGTTTCATGATGACTACCCAGAATGGTGTTCAATCCATTGTGACTATAAAGAAAACCCAAGGGCTGACGAAAAGGATATTTTAGAAGCTAAGAAAACAATGTCTGATGCAACATTTAGACAAGAGTACTTAGCAGAGTTCGTAGCATTAGAAGGTAGAATTTATGATCTCAGCCAAGAGCAAGTAGTTGATGTTGACCCTAGTAAGATAGAAGTCCAGGATGTAATAGCTGGACTTGACTTAGGGTTTAGAGATCCAACTGCTATGCTAGTAGTGCTGACAGACGGGGTTAACTACTATGTAACTGAGGAGTATTATAAGAGTGAAAATAGTACTAAAACTCATGCCCAAGTAGTGAAGAGCTTAGAGGATAAATGGGATATAGACTTTATATACATTGACTCAGCAGCACAACAAACAAAGTTTGACTTTGCCCAACAGTATGATATTTCTACTATAAATGCTAAAAAGTCAGTGCTAGATGGAATTGGCTATGTCGCTTCAATAATTGATAATGATAGATTATTTATTGATCATAGTTGCGAAAACCTACTATTGTCGCTTGATAACTATAGATGGGATACACGAGAGGGGCTTACAAGAGAGAAACCGCTTCATGATTACTCTCACTTACCGGATGCTCTTAGGTATGCTCTTTACTCGCATTCTCTTAATGTGGAAGAATTAGAAACATGACGGATCACGAGGCGAGAATAGCAAAGTTAGAGGCTGCCTACTTAGTTCTAGACAGAATTGAGGATAAGGTGGATGAAATTAGTAAATTAATTGCGCAAGTAGCTACTATTAGAGAAAAGCAAGATAATCAGTCTGGCTCACTTTCTAGAGCATTTACTGAAATATCAGAAGTCAGGGAGGAGCTAGAAGAGTACAAAGACAAAAGCTATAATGTACATAAGGAAACAAATGCTGCGATAAGAGATGAGCGCGAACTTAGAGAAAAGAACGAGAAGACAGTGAGCGAATTCATAAATAAAATGAAGGGAGCCTGGATGGTATTCACTGTTATCATCGTACTAGTGCAAGGAGTTATGAGTACCGCCCTAATTTCAGGGTTGAAAAAATTTGTAGAGTATGATAACAGAATTTCTATAATTGAATACAAAGAAGGCCTCTATAAGAGGGAGCAAAATAAAAGTTCTAGCTTAAATACACCCACCGTCCCAAAAATTAAAAGAAATTCTTGACGTGGGCTAAAATTTTTGTTATACTATCTATAATGTGGAAAAAATGTCTAAGCCATTAAAAAGAGACGAGATAAAATATATACGGGACTTGGTAAAAAGTGAGTATCAAAAAGGTACCGAGTGCTATATATGTGGAAGTACAGAAGAACTGCAGCTTCACCATTTTTACTCCGTAACACAATTATGGGAGAAATGGAAAAGGGAAAACAAGATTGGAACTATCTCCTCAGTTGATGAAATCTTTAAACTGAGAGGGGACTTCAAAGAGTATGCCCATAAAGAAATATATGAAGATGTAGTAACCTTATGTAAATTCCACCATATGGATCACTTACACCGCCTTTTTGGTAAATCACCCAGTCTATCTACTGCTGAAAAGCAGAGAAGATGGGTTGAACGCCAACGGGAGAAACGTAAATAATGGGAATTAAAAACTGGATTATAGAAAAATTAAATCCAGCCCAGCATCATATTGCTAGAGAAGAAGGCGATACTAAGCCTGGCGCACCGACTATTACCTCTAAATTTGCGTACAGAAATATAGAGGTAGTAAATCGAGGCACCAACTTAATCGCTGACACTGCTAGCACTATAAAATACGATATTGGTGATAAGATAAATACGGTAGGTGTGGTTAATGGTATTAGAGCTAAAAAGTTAGATCGACTAATTAATTATGCACCTAACCCATTTATTTCCGTTGACGCATTTAATAGAAATGTGTACATGGATCTTATCATTGATGGAAATGCATTTATCTATTTTGATGGGGCTCATATGTATAACCTACCAGCAAACATGGTAGTAATACATACAGACCCTAAAACATTTGTTTCAAAATACGAATATGCAAATACAGATTTTCACCCAGATGAAATAATTCATATTAGGGATAACGCAGCAGACTCTATCTATAGAGGTACTTCTAGACTTAACGCAGCAAGAAACTCTATAGAAATCCTTAATAATATGAATAACTTCCAGAGCAACTTTTTCGCTAATCATGCAATTCCAGGACTTATTCTTAAGTCTGAGAATACCCTATCTAGAAAGATTAAGGAACGCATGCTGGAAGATTGGGTATCTAAATATAGTGCTAAACGTGGGGGCCGCCTTCCAATGATTTTGGACGGTGGACTTTCTGTAGATAAGCTGGGCAATACTGATTTTAAATCACTAGACTTTGTGGAGTCTATTAAGATACAGGAAATAAAAATACTTAAAGCACTAGGCGTACCTCCAATTCTTCTAGATTCTGGAAATAATGCTAACTTAGGTGTAAACTTAAAGAACTTCTATCTAACAACAATTATTCCATTACATGAAAAAGTGCTAAGCGCATATGAAAGGTACTTTGGATTTGACCTTAAGTCTATTAAGCAAGATATAATGGCACTACGCCCAGAATTGGATGACGAAGGTAGTTATCTATCAACACTGGTAAACGCAGGTATTATTACTAGAAATGAAGCCCGACAAACTATTCGTAAACCTAAGATTGATACCGAGGAAGCGGATAGCTTAATTATTCCTGCTAATATAGCTGGAAGCGCAGTTAATCCTACGGTAGGAGGTGCTCCAGAAAATAGTGATCGTAATGAGGATTAAGTATGAGTAGAAATAAATTAGTAGAGTTGCATACCAACTTTAAAGCATTTAATGACGAGGAGTCAGATAGTGTAGTTATTGAGGGGTATGCAAACACATCAACTAAGGATAGAATGGGGGATGTTATCCCTCCTAGCGCATGGAATAAAGGAGGTTTAGAAAACTTTAAAAAGAACCCCATTATTCTTGCATTTCATGACCACTCTAAACCAATTGGTCGGGTAACAGAGCATGCCGTTGGAGATAATGGACTATTTATTAAAGCTAAAATTTCTAAGGCGGCAGGTAATATCTATAACTTAATTAAAGAAGGAATTTTAAAAGCTTTTTCTGTGGGCTTTATCGTTAAGGATGCTGATTATGATTTAGACACAGATTTATTTATTATCAAAGACTTAGAATTGCTAGAAATTTCTGTAGTTTCTGTTGGAGCTAACCAAGATTCTACATTTTCTCTTAGCAAGTCCTTTGATTCAGATACTGAGTATAATGAGTTTAAGCAACAATTTATGAAGTCTACTTCCGAGGAGGATACTATGAGCCAGAAAGGGGTAAAAACCTCAACTACTGAGTCGGGTAAGTCTCCTGAGCACTCAAATGAAGATACTAAGTTTCCAACTAAGGACACAATTAGAACTATTATTTCCGAGGAGTTAAAAAATATGACACAAGAAAACAACAAGTCTACTGAACAACCTGTAGAAGAAAAAACTCAGGAGTCCAAAGGCTCTGTAGAAGTAGGTGCGCCAGAAGTTGAGCGCCTGATGAAAACTATTGAAGATCGTTTCAACAACAATGAAAGCTCTATTGCTGACGCGCTAAAAGATGTACTAGGCGAAGTAAAAGAAAGCCGCGAAGACATGCTAGCCATGCAGCGCTCTAAGATGCAGTTCCAGGAAAAGACTGCTCCTATTGCACAAAAAGACATTGATGAAGCTGTTCTTCTTTCTAAAGCAATGGGACGCCCAATCGAGCAAACTACTCTTGGTAAGCAGCTAGTACAAAAAGCAGGCGATCACGTTCCTAGTGCTGATTGGGAGCAAGAGTTCTCTACTCGTGTCTTCAACGAGATGCGTCAACGCCTAATTGTAGAGGATCTTTTCCGCATGGTGCCAATGAATGCGCCTACTATGAATATTCCAATCAATCCCGAAGCTGGCTATGGTGAGTGGATTGGTTCAGCAGACTTCAAGGGCTCTAGCTCTACAGGTACTGCTGGAACTCATCAGCTTAACGAAATCGACCTGAAAGCATATAAGCTTGTAGCTAAAGAATATCTTGGCTATGAAGAAGAAGAAGATACTATTCTTCCGCTTCTGCCTCTTATTCGCGATGCTATTGTTCGTCGTATGGCCAAGTCAGCAGATAAAGCACTGCTAGTTGGTGCAGGCGGAACAGCCGCAGATCCTATTACAGGTCTGGCAACTCTTGCTTCAGATGCAAGTAATAACGGTACTCAACTATCAATCGGTAGCTCAGACAAAATGACAGTAGCTAGCCTACAGTCTGCACGCCGTGACCTTGGGGTTTGGGGCCTTCAGCCTAGTGATGTAGTATATATCGTCTCTACTGAGGCATACTATGATCTACTAGAGGATGCCGACTTCCGCACTATGGATAAAGTTGGCGACAATGCTACTATCCTAACCGGTCAAATCGGTATGGCTAACGGTTCACCTGTTATTGTTTCAGGCGAGTTCAAAGCTGTTTCTGCGGGCAATGCTGCAGCTGTTGCTGTTAACGTATCTAACTTCATGGTAGGTAATCTGCGTACTATGGTAGTAGAGCGTGACCGTAACATCGAAGAGCAGAAGAACATTCTCGTAGCTAGCCGTCGTCTTGGCTTCGTGCCAGCGGTTTCTGGTGAAGGTGTAGCTTCTGTAGTTTACGCAACGTAATCATTTAGTGTTGTTATATGGGCTCAGGTATCTGGGCCCATTACCAAAAGATTAAGGCTACAACTTAGTTTTTTGTTAATGGAGTAAAATATATGGCAACAGATCTTTGTACATTATCACAATTTAAGACTTATAAAACTATTCATCCAGATAATACCGATGAAGATGCACTTATTTCTCAACTAATAAGCTCTGTTAGCAATTATGTGAAGGACTATTGTGGTAGGACCTTTGTAGACTACTACTCAACTCCGAAAGTAGAATACTTCGACGGCATGAATTGTAAGAGAGTATTCACTGATGAATTTCCGGTTATCTCTGTAGAGTCAGTTGAAGTATCTAGCGATGGCGGGAGTACTTATGAAGAGTTTACAGACTATATTACAGATAAGTCGAACGATTCCATTGTCTCTCTAGGCTCTAACTTTATAACTACTAGTATTCCTACTAATAGTTTAAAGATTACTTATACTGCAGGATATGATCCAAATAATATTCCTCCTGATTTAAGACAAGCTTGTATGGATTTAGTAGAATACTTTAGATCAAAAGAGTATACTCCTAGAAAAGACTGGAATGATGCTTCGATTGAGAATGTCTCTTTTAGAGAAGGTGGCGGGTCAAAACTACCTCCACATATTGCTAGAGTACTTAGCCACTATAGAATGGTGTACTAATGAAAAACTATGGTCAACTAATACATGATATAGAAGCAGGCGTAACTGCTTTGGTTGATCAGGATCTTAGAGATAATATAAAAAACTATACAGCTTCTAGGATAACACTAAGAAAACAGGCTTTACTGTCTTCGGGGCTAACTGAGGCCCAAGCAAATAAAGTCATTCAAAATTGGAAAAACTCAAAATTTCGTACTTTTTTGGAGGCTAAAGGGGCCTACATACCTAAGGGTAAAGATGGAAAAAGTAACTTACAAGCTATAGAAATTCCTGCTAGTAGGTATAATAGAAAATTAGCCTCAGAGATTACTAATTTTCTCCTACAAGACGTAGATATGTCTGTAGGTCAATATGGGCCTTCAAAAGTTAATTTAACACACCCGGAACAAAAAGAAACAAGTAGTTATAGCGCTTCTATGGCTACTTTGGAGCTTAATAAAGCTATAGAGCAAAAAGATCCTGAGCTAAAACGTCTATTAGATAAAGCACTAAATAATAGTCTAATAGTAAACTCCTTGCATGATATGCGGCAAGGTAGGGAAGAGCTTACAATTAGAGTATCTACTAAACGACTACCTGATGCCAACGAAGCTAAAGCAAAATATATTAGATCGGTAGCTGATACTTATGTAGATACATTGAAAAAGTACTTTAAAAAGAACCCAGACAAACTTTCAGAGGGTGTACTTAATGGAGTACATAAAACTGTACTAAGCTCATTAACAAATAAAAAACTAGAGCCTAAAAAGGTTCTAAAGAAAACAATATCTGCACATAAACGAATCAACCCAAAAACAAAAGTCGAAGAGTATAGGCTAGTACCTAGAGAAGGCGGTAAATTTATTAGTGGAGGCTTAAGTACGATTATAAACATAATCAACCTTGAGCTACAAGATCAAATTAGACGAAATATGGCTCCTTCCGGAGCGCCTTCTAGCCCTAACTATCTTCGTTACCAGACAGGTCGTTTTGCTAGTAGCGCAGAAGTTACTAGAATGAACATGTCTAAAACTGGGAAAAGCGTTAATGTCTACTACCAATATCAGAATGATCCGTATGCGGTATTTGACCCTAAAACATCTTCTAGCTCGATGGCTTCAAAAGGGAGAGATCCTAATCGCTATATAGGGATGAGTATTAGGGATATACTTAAGAGAAACTTATTACGCAACGCAAAAGCGGGCAATAGCTTAGGACTACGAATTATTACTAAAGAGGATAGATAAGCATGAGAAAGACTTCTCGTAGATCAAAAATTACCAATGCTATTGCTAATTTGCTTAAGCAGATTGACGGTACCGGAGATTTTGCTTCTCATGTCTATGAAAACGTACATCCAAAACAAAAGTTTTGGGATGAGGTGCAGCAATTCCCTTATATTTCTGTAGTTGCAGGCGATGAAACCAGAGAATATTTACCTGCTAACTTCAAGTGGGGGTACTTACTTATTAAAGTAAGAGTTTATGTAAAGGACAATTATGACCCACAAGAAGCACTAGAAAATATTTTCTCTGATATTGAAATGCTTATTGATGATAATCTAAATCTAGAATATGAATCTAACGAAACTACAGAAGATATTAGGATTGTCTCAATAAGCACAGACGAAGGACTTTTCGCCCCCACAGGGGTTGGAGAAATGGTACTTAGAGTACAGTACGATTTATAATTATCTGCTTAGGAGATAGATAGTATGGCACTAAATTTATCACGTAATACCAAACTGTTCGTGTCTACTCAAGCACCTTCAGGAACTCACGATCCAACAACGACGTTTGAGATTCCGGTGCTAGATGGATACTCTTTTTCACAAGACGCTGCTACTGAGAATGTAACGCTTAATGAAGCCGGTGACGCTCCAGTACGTGGTCAGCGTATTTTTAACACAGCACTAAACCCTGCTTCTTTTAGTTTTACTACTTATGTTCGCCCATTTATTGAGGGGTCAGATCATAATGCTATGGAAGCTGTTCTATGGGAAGCCTTAGTAGGCAA